TCACCACTATTCATTTTAAATAATCTATCTACAAAATTAAGTATAGCAGATTCATCTGTGTTGAATTGGTTTCCAAGCTCAAGAATCTCACTTTGGTTTATATGTTGGCCAGGTAGTATGAACTTAAAGGTATCTTTTGGAAAAGATAAAAAATGATTGTTTCTAATCTTAACCGATTTTTTAATTTCATCATTTGATCCCGTTGGAAATATTGTATCGATTGATCTAAACTCATTTATCAATTCTTTATCATCATTATCAGGATATAAAGAAGTATATCTGGATAATATATTATCTTCAAACCAGCCCCATCTAACAAAAAAATCTTCTCTGACATTACTATCGTAATCTGATTTTGCAAATATTACATCGGATTCAAAAGAGCCTGGTTTTTTCGGTATATAAGCTATATAATGATCTTGAGCCTTATTACCTTTTTTAGCATCAGAATCGCTATCAAATACTTCGATGTTCAGGTTTGGATTTTCCCTTTTATCGCCCGCATTATACTCATCAATAATATATTTGCTGGAAAAGCTTAAAAACTTTCCAGCTAAATTAAAACCCAAATCTTGAGCACCCCAATCAACCAATGCGTCATACTCTCCGGAATAGTCCACCGTTTCTATTTTTTCATCATATTTCAAATTAAAATAATCGTGAATTATTATTCTTGGTAAATTTATTATAGCATTTATCAAACCATCCTTATTAACCTCTAATTTATCGTCTGAATTTTTTATCTGAGAATTAGCACCCTTATCCGTCTGCACGCTTTCAAATAAGTTAACCCCCATAGCAGTTATTGTAGTCGAACAATCAAAAGTTCCATCTTCATTCAGCTTATAATTAAAATTTGAAATAGTTCCAGCCAAAGCGTCATAATCACCCTTATTCTCATATATCTTTCGTTGTGGATTTTTAAAAGCTTCAGGACTTATTACACCATCTTTAAAAAATGTAGATGGTGGTTCTTTCGTAACCCATCCCCAATCCAATAATACAGTCAAACCAGGAGTTAAAAAGTGTGGTGTTAATCTATCTAAATCATCTAAGGAAGCTGCAGTCCAATTTACATTAGCGGTTCTTATAGCGTTGTATCCACCTTTGTATTCAACCGATATATCCTTTATACCGGATAGATATCGTATAGTTCCATCGTTTGCTTCTTTATAAACATTGTTAAATCCGAATTGGGATTTCATATCGTTATAGTCTGTATTTGTAGAAGCAGCGACTGGATTACCATCTGCATCAGTAGACGCTTCTGTAACCGTTTGATTTGGCTTCATCTCACCGCCTTGTAAAACCACAGGTTTTTGTCTATTGGAAATCATTCTAACGAATACTGTGCGAGATGCCATATCTGAAATGCTTAATGGTGGTTGAATATTATCATTAACGGGAACACCAGCAGTTGGAGTTTTTCTACCTAAAGCTCTCTCTCTATTCTTTAAAGTTTGTTGTATAACCTTATCTATGTTTTTTACTATCATTTTATTATATCGTCTATTTCAATTGGAATCCTAATCCTTCTTTCAGGATTTAAACCAATCTGACCACGACTGATTTTATTTGCTTGTGCTATTATCCACCATAGTGAAGAATTCCCATAATATCTTTGTGCTAACCCATCTAATCTATCGCCGTCAACAGGAACAATAAATATATCTGTATCTTTTAGCGGTATCCCTCTAAGAACACCTGATTTATAGTATCTCTTACCATCTTTATCTTTTGTTATTATCGCATCCTTATATCTCATAATTACCCCTCAGCATTTGTTGCGCCTATTGCATCTATATAATTAAATTTTGTTCTAACTCTGACTTTCTCGCCGTCTGCTGGTGTTGGTTCAAATCCAGGCAATTGTGGATTCATCTGATCTCTAGCAATATTTAACCAACCTAAATCATAGTGTTTGCTATTTGCAGCAGGAACATAATTTCCAATATGTTTAAATGTGCAAGCAGCAGATATAAAATGTGGATATTGCAATCCCTCTTCAATCTCCCAAGTAGTAGCATCCTCTACTGTTAAAGTTAGACTTTCAAGCAAACCAGGAGTGTGATTAAACATATCACCGAGAGTTAATTCCATAAATGGTGTTCTCATTCTCTGCCCTTCTGTGAATGATGGATAGCACATACCAACTAAATAATTTAACTTTTCCATCAGAACAGGCAATTCTTGCTTTGACTTTGGATAAACCTTAAAATTAAATGAGACAGACCTATCAGTTCCGGTGTAAGTGTATAGTTTATCAGGTCTTCCGATATATTGAGCATCGCTGAAGTTAGGAGTTATGCTATCAGATACACCATCAAGTATTGCTCTGAATACCAAATACTTATTGTTTGTGACATCTTTAAACATAAATTTGATGAAGTCTGGATTGTTTTTTATAATATCAGGTAGTTTAGCAGTGCCATCGGCATTTGTTTCGCCAGCAATAGCAGGAATCATATTTATTTTATCTACGTTGGAATCACCAATTGTTCCCTTGCCTTTTATTGTTCCTAAAGTATCGTTAACAACTGGAGTATTACTAGTATCTAATTGACCTATGCCTTGATTTATCTTTACTCCAGCAGCTCTAGCATTTCCATCAAATGTGCCCACTGCAGTGTCTAAGTAATCCCCCATATTTTTTTCGCTAGGAGACATTGGAAGCGTTCCTTCGATATTGTAGCCAGAGTTTATTTGTAATTTACTATAAGCTAATGTGGAATGTCTTGTTACTAATCTTTCATTATTACCACCTTTTTTATCAGAATCATTTGTAAGTTTATTAAAAGTTCCACCAGGTGTATTCTGAGCTTTATTAGCATCTGCATCAGCTAAATCTATACCACCTACAAAAGATGGAACACCTCTTGTAATTGATTTAGGAGCTGAAGAAATTGGAAACAGGTATTTGTTTGGATTCATTAAAATTAAGCTAGTTTTTAAATCTGGTCCTCCGAATTTTACTGAGGGTAGCCCAAAAGGTAAATCAATAGATGTTTCTGGAATTACTTCAGGATTAGCCTGCATAGCCAATCTACTTAACCCGCCCATCCTATCTGCAATTTTATTAATTTCTTTAAGAACTGTTCCACCGATGATAGGTATTCTGGCTATTGATTTGCCTGGATCAGTATCATCTGACAATTCCTTTAGTGGATTTATATCTTCATACTTTAAACCACCTAAATGTCTTTCGGGATGTCCTATTGGAAGAAAGGCTGTAGCTAAAGCTGGTCCTAATCCACGAGCCAAGTCAGCAACATTTGCTCCTCCGGCGTCAACAGCACCCTTTACAGTGTCAAACAACTGACTACCACCGACTATACCCAATACTGATAATGGATTATAAAGTTTACTTTCTAATGTAGGATTAAGTCCCTGTAAGATAAATTGTTTAGCTAAAAAAGCAATACCATTATTAGTTAGTAAGAATTTACCGATTCTAAATTTATCATTTATACTTCTACTCATCAAACCTGTTACACCTGGAGCGCCTCTTACGAAACCACCAACAAGCTCAGATAGAGAGTTATTACCAAAGGAATCCATTCCCCATTTATTTCCCACATCTCTTAGAATAAAAGGTTGTCTGAATTGTAGAAATCCAGCGTTAGGATCTGATACAGCTCTATATGATTTTGTTGAAACCTTTCCATTTTTATCTATACCAGCAGGAACATTCTTAAATGTATTTGTTATACCGTATGCAAAGTAATCATCACTAAAATCATCATCATTATAACGAGACTTTAGTGTGCTTACTGAAAAGTCACCGCTAAAAGTGTTTGTGCTAATTCCACCATCATCGATATTAAAAGTAGGTAGATTTAAACTTAATTGACCACCTTCAAACCCATTTGGAATTGTATATTGTGGTTCAGAACCCGGCGTTTCATTAGAAGAGAATTGAGAGGTTCTGCCTGTTATCGGTGTTAATGTAGCAAATGGAGTTATTGTAGGAGATGTTACCACATCAGTTATAGAAGTATCAAAATTAATTTCACCATCTGAAGCAATCGCATCTGCGATTCCTTGAGAGAGATTATTAAACTGACCATTCTGTATAGCTCCGTATCGAAAACCAACTCTCAATTCTCCAGCAGGAGATATATGAATTGATTTACCTGAATTTTCACCAAAGTATCTATCATATGTTGGACTAAAGACGCTCTGTGGATTCTGAGAAATTGGAAATGATTGATGTTCAAAGGATGTATTTATCAAGTCATTATAAACACCACGCTTTTTAGAATGAGTTATAGAATGAGCTGATTGACCAGCAGTGCTTTTTAAGGGCGGCAAATTATACCCACCCCATTTTCCATCAGCATCAGCGATTTTATGTGCATTTGGAGTTGATGGAAAGCCGAAGTTATTTCCAGCCGGCTGATTAGTTATATAATAGGTTCTATCATTAAATGTTTTGTCTCCTCTGATTGGAGCAGTCTTTGTGCCAAGAGTTTCTGAAAATGGATCAAACTTAAATTGACTCACGTGGTCAGCAATAGGAGTATCCATAAAAGGTGATTGAAATTGTGGCTGTATTCTTGCTCCTAATATATTATCATCCGATGAAATATAGCTTGGATTGGATAACCCTACGTTTCCAACTTCAGCATACTCACCCTGCGTTCCATATGCAGTTCTAGTCTTTTCATTACTTCTAGCTGCCTCTGGATATTTATTTCCAATAGTTCCTTCTGTAAATTTTTTATAACGAGACTCTAAGTCTACATTTGGAGTAAAACCGGTAGCACCACCTGAATTATCATCGAAGAAGTCCACCCCATCTTTAATCTGAGAATCGACTTTATCCGGAGATGTTAATCCGTATTTAAAATTTTCTAAGTTAGATGCTAAGTCTTTGAGTGCCAATTTATATCTCCTACGATGTTAAGGCTTGTTCACCAGTTTTTCTAATTAATGTATTGATTCCTTCGTTTACTTTAGTTAATAGTTGATTTGTTGTTTTAATTAAGGCTGTATTATCTATCATAGCACCGCCACCAGAACCACCACCTATTGAGTCTGCGACATTTGATTGTTGAGCTGCATTTAATACAACTTCACCAGGAGTTAACATAGCAGGTATTGTATCCGATGAACCAGGCACCCCACCATCTACACCAGCCATACCACCTTCTTCAAATCCCATAGCAGTTTTTCCTAATGCGAATAAACCAGCAGCTGCTGCAATTGCAAGAGGAATTCCTAAACCAAATGGAATCATACCAAATCCTGTGAATATAGAACCAACACCACTTGCAAGTGAAGCACCTATTCCGGCTACTCTTGTAGCCAACCCTTTAACTAAAGCAGTATTTTTACCCATTTCAAGAGCAAGAAGAGCAGTTTGAATTACTTGCATGCCCGCCATAGTTCCCATCATAACCATCTGCATATCCATTTGCTTTCTTTGAGTTTCTGCTTGGTCTTCTTGAATTTGAGCAGAGGTTTTCTCACCAGCAACCATCTTACCTAAGTCAGCAACATTCATTCCAAGCGATTTAGCTAAAGCTTGTCTTTGAACCACATTCATCGCATTGAACTCTGCTTCCGAACCTACATTCTTTAATATTTCTTTTTGTAACCCGTCTAAATCACCAGCAAGTGATAATTCCCTAGCCTTATCTAAATTAAGATTTTTTCCTAACAAAACTTCAGCTTCCATCTCATTGGTGATAGAACTTTCAAAGTCTAATAAAGACTCAGCAATACCAGCTACGGTAGACATATTCACACCGAGCTTTGCTGCTTGTATAGCTGCTAATCCGATGTTTTTTCCACCATCTTTACCAAATTTAGCAAAGAGTTCGGTATCAGAAGCCATATCATTTAATACTTGCGCTGGAGCAACTCCTTCTGCTCTAGCTAATTCACCTACTGTGGATATAAGATTTAAATTTGTCTCTATGGAAGCAGTGCTTATAGCATCCATAGACTTTAGTAACTTAGCAGCATTATCTCCACTTATACCAAACTGACCTGTTATTAAACCTAATTGAGTAGATACTCCAAGAGTTACTACTGATAATGAACCAAATTCTCTAACCAAGCCTTTTACAGCAGCCTCAGCTTCTTGTGAGTTACCACCGACAACTTTTGCAGCTGCACCGGCCGCTGTTATATTTCCAGCTAATTTAGCCGAATCTATTGCTGATATTCCTAACGATTGCCTTACTTCTAGCATTTTTCCGGCAAAGTCTGTTGCAATTTTAGCTGCTAAGCCTAAAGCAGCTACACCCATAGCTTTAGGGCTACTTAAAAGTGCTGAAGCTTCTGATATTTTATCTTTGAAAGCATCTATTTTTGCTTGAGCATCAGCTTCCACTTTTAATTTTTTTGATAAATCGGGAGTTCCTTTTAAAACTTCTACTAACTCATCAGCCGCTCCATTTAAATCTCCGAAATCTTCTTCGGCTATTGTTCTTAAAGCTGACTCCAAGTCCATCGAGCCATTAGAAATACCCTCTAGTAATGTAGCATATTTTTTGGCATTTTTTATCTGTTCTACACTATCACCTTTTTGTATTTTTGCCAAGCCTACAAGCTGCTTTTCAAGACCTAATTCTTTCTGTGCAGCACCAAGACCAGTATTCTTTATTCTTAAAATTTGCTTCTCTAAACTTAACTGATCAGCTTCTAAAAACTGACCTTTAGTTTTAGCAATTTTATCTTCTATATTAGAAATTTCTCTTTGTAACTTTAAAGATTCTCTTAAAGCGGTCGTTCTCCTTTTATCAGCTTCATATAAACTCTGTTGAATAGACGCCTGTTCTTCTAATAGCTCCTTTTGTTCTTTTAAATCTGAAATTTTAGACATTACTTTTTCTTATCTAACTTTTTGATTATTTTATCCCACTCATCATCCAATGCTCTTAAGCTTTTCTCAAGCTCAGGATTATCTTTCAATGTTTTTTTAGCAAATTTATTTAATCTTTTTTCTTTCCATTTCTCAAAAAAATTGAATAACATACTATCTCTCTTAGCCATTACTACTCTCCGTGTATTAATTTTGTGTGGATTGGTTCAATAATAAATATCAACTTTCTTATTTTTTGAAGTTTGGATGAGAGCTTTTATTTTTACGATTAGCCTTTTCCATCTCCTCATTTCTCTCCTTATAGTATTTAGAGAGCCTTTTAAAATAAAATTTTCTTAAATAGATAGGCATGTTATACACTTCGGAAAATGAAAACATGCCCTGAGAATTAAAGCTTATTTGAAATAGTTGTTCGTGTATTTCTGTTTTGTAGCTAAGAGGAAGGCCAAAGAAACGTAACGGTCATAGGGACCGTAAACTCCTTTTCAGTTCCTTCTGAATCTATATATGTAGATGTCATATCAACATCAGGCATTATACGAGAGACTTCATTTCTGAAAGCCATAGAGTCTCGTGATAAAAATTCATTTTCTACAAAGGAATTTATACTAGCTCTTTTGCTATCACCATCTATAGAAACTATCTGATATTTTAAACGTGTAGTTAAATCATAACCAATACCATCTCCAATTTTTCTATATCCCTCTATTTCTTTTTCTATTTCTTTCTCATCGCCGGATGTAAGCAATTTAAATGTTAATTTTCTTTTAGTAGCAGGTAATTCAAAGTCAAATTCATTAACACCTTTAGATACCTTAGACTCATCTAACTTCTTATCTTTCAACTGAGTTAAATCAACCTCTATCTTTTGTCCATCATATTCTACACTATACTCTTTACCATATGCAAGAATACGAGCAGCTATAAGAACTGCGTTTTTATCTCCGATTAGTAAATCATCTATTTTGATTGATTTATCTATTACTAAAGATTCTAATAACTTCTCAATCACCACACCTTTTTTAATTAAATTTGCCGATGTGAGGATATCCTCTTCTCTTGCCGTCATATATTTTATTTCTATTTTACCACTAGATAAAGGACTATCTGTTGGATATAGTAATCCTTGTGACGGCAGATCCACTACTTCCGTAGGGAATTTAACTTCTGCCATATTTTACTCCTATTGATTTATCTTAACTATAACTATTTTTTACCAAACTTTTCAGCAGCTGTAACTCCTAAACCGACAACGGTTATATACATAAAGCATTCTAATATCTTATCCTTAACCTCAAATGCTGTGAATGTATCTGCACCCCAACAACATATTAGCATAAAAAAAGAAGCGAAGCCAACAAATCTTTTTGAAGATATCTTGGCATCGCTTGATAACATTTCTTTTATAAATTGCATTCCGAACCTCTTAGAATTGTAAGATAGCGTAATCGTATCTTAGTGTTAGTGTTATGTCATTAGGTTCATTTGAATCCCAAGCCATATCACCGAAATTAGCAGATTGTATCATAGCACCTTTTAGTGTCCATTCCTCAACCTTATCACCTACAGGACCTAATACATTGAAAGTAATGTCTTTCTTATAGAAGTCTGAATACCCATCCCTACCGGTAACAGATTCTTTATGTAATCTTACCCATTCCATAACGGCTTGTGCGCCAGATGGAACAATTGGATCATAAAGAGTAACTTCTAAAGTATCCCAACTTCCCTTTCCTTTTACATATCTCTTTACATTGATATGATTTAATTCTATTTCTTCAAATGTTATAGATGGTCTTGCAGCAGTTTTTATTAAATATGCAGGTATCCCTTCAATATACATAATGAACCTATTCTTAACCTTTGGTTCAAAAGGAGTGAACATTATTTCTGAAGGATCTATTAAATCTGGCATTACAGTTCTCCTGTTAGTATTTTAATTCTCATATATAAATATAAACATTTGAAAAAATCGATAGAAGTTATTACCTTATTATTTCATAGTTTTTTTATAGTTTTATAGGTAATAAAAAAGGGGAGCGTTAAACTCCCCTTTAATATCATTGTTTAATAAGTATTAGTTATTAAGCTGCAGTTACTGGTAATTCACCACTAAACCATTGAACAGCATCTTGTGCTATACATATGAGCATAGTGTCAGCGGCTATTGTAACAGCACCATTATCAGCTACTGGATTTATAGCATCACCTGATCCAGGATACACTTCTAATGTTTTGGCTGCGAGGTTATTTAAAATTATATACACCTCACCCACAGTCACAGCGGATAGTAGTGGTAATCTAATACCCTTTGTATTATCTGCAGTTGAACAAAGCACTATTGTTCCACCTTGAGCAGTGATAGCTCCTGCGCCAGCTTGGTCTGAACCAGCTGCTACTACAGTTTGTAATCCTAATACAAGTCCTGCATTTGCAACTAAGTTTGCACTAAGTGTTTGAACTCCTGTGAATGTATTTGCATCATCTACGTTTACCACATTTTGATCGATTGATGATAATCCAGGATACAACTCTCTGGATAGTTTAGCTAAAGAACTTCTTGTTCCCATTATTTTTCTCCTAATTTAATTTAAGTCCTACTCAAATTAGTTGTTAATTGTTATTGAACCTTTTTTTTATATTAAGACATTGATGAACTACTGATCTTAGTGATTCAACTTATTTTCATCATATATAAATATCAATAAAACAAAAAACCCCACTATAAAAATGGGGCTTTTCGCACTTTGTATGTGAATTTACTGATTATTCAGGAAAAGCAGCGCCTGTCGGCAATACTGAGAAGTCCAAAATAATAAATTCAGCTGTTCTTGTAGGTTGAATGAAGATTTGACCAACCATCTGATTTCTATCGATAACATCAGGTGTATTGTTCGTATCATCCATTACAACTTTGAATGCACTTAATCCACTATTGGATTGAACTGATTCTAAGAACGGATTCACAATGTTTAAGAATCTACTTCTTGTAGATGAGTTATTCTGTTCAAATACTAAGTATCTTGAAGAACTCGCAATAAATTTCTTCAATCTGATTAGTAATCTACGAACATTAATCCTATCTAAAGCAGATGGCTTAGCCTGTAGTGTTTTTTGTCCAAACACTACAACTCCTTGACCAGGAAATGTTGCAATTGGATTAACCCTACCCTCATAAAGAGTATCTCTATCAGTATGAGTAAGTTTCTTTTTAGCTATCCTAACTGAAGTTAAACCACCACGATTCAATCCAGCAGGAGCAAACCATTCGTGAGCTACACTATCTGTGAAAGCAATCACACCAGGTATAACTACTGATGGCGGCACCCACTCTCCCTTTCCTGTATCGGGACTAGCAATCTTAACCCACGGAAAGTAAGTAGCTACATAGTTTGTATCTAATGTTTGAACATTAGCAACGGCAGTATCTACTGTATCATCCCACTTAGCAGAATCCATAACATAGAAAGCATCAGCTCTCGCCTCTATCTTATCTATAGCATGATTCGTAACAGATGGGTGTAGTGAATGAATAATGCCTGGTGTTACCAACATATTAATATCAATTTCATCAGGATTACTTATAGTATTAATAGCTTTTTTATAAGCAACTGAACCACTTTTTGCTGAAGCACTACAATCAAATCCCATTACATTAGCAGCGGTTATATCACCACCTGTATTAGGTGTAATTGCTGGAGACCTTCCATCAAAACCATGTTGCATTGGAACAGCAAACTTCAACTGAACCTTTGGAGATGATGTTGTAAGCTTTGAAGCGGCGAGAACAAATCCAGAATATTTAGCTATCTGATCTGTAGCATCACCCTGCGCTCTACCAGCAGCTGCTGGAGTGTTATGTCCATTAATACCTTCTGAACCACCAACACTACCAAATCCATACATATTTGTCAATAGAAAATTAGTATTAATACCTGTAGTAGCACCTGATGGAATAGCAGATTGATATTGCTGATTAAGAGAGCAACTTACTGAATGAAAATATGTTTCATCTATTTTAAATCCATAAGGAACATCTGGGTTGTATACAAGCGGCGTTGTGTCTTTTGCCTGAATACTTGAAGTTGTTGCAAATGGAACAGTTTTAGTAGTCGCAACCGGATTATATGGAGCAGCATATCCCATAGGCATAAGACTCTTATTACCAGTAAATGTTTTTTCATCATAATCACCAAGTCTGATATATTGCGATTGATTAGCATAATCACCATTTAAAGTTACTTCACCAGCAGCGCTTACAGTATTGAATTGATCTCCAATTACTTTTGGAGCGTAGTTAGATGAATCAGGATCAAAATTTAGTCTTGTAAAAGTTTCCAATGGAGAAGCCTTACCAGCACTAACTCTTGATACTGTAAGTGTGAATTGAGCATAATCCGGACTTGAATTACCATTTAATGGTCTGGTAACATCAGAAATTGTTACAATGTTTTGATTTCCTTCGATACCATCTATTCTGTTGTAAACCTTAAATAATTCTGTGCTATCTTGCGCAATTATAAAAGGTGTTCTAGCAGCAGCAGCATCTGAGTTTCCAGTAATGGTAGATTTATAAGTTGTAGAATTTACTGTTTCTGTTCCACTATTGAAATTCAATCCACTGGTTACTGACTCCAATGCTACGACAGTGGATGCAGATCCAAAGTTTCTAATTAAATCTACTACTGGTTGGTCACTAAAGTTTCTATACATATAACCAGCAGTTGTAACGTTACCGAGCTTTGGAGTCAAAGCATCATCATGAACAGCGTTTTCTAAAGTTAAGCCAGTTCCACTATGAATCGAAGTAGCACCTAAACTAGCTTCAACTGTAACACCACTTCCGGTTAATCCCATAGTAAAGCCATCTACTATTGGTGAAGCAGCAAGAGAACCAGTAATAGTTCCTGTGCCTGACGAATTTTGTGCGGATGGTGCAAATGTTGCTACAACATGACCATTCGATATAACATTCATACTATCAGCTTTATAACCACCGATATATCCAACCTTAACGATTGTTACTGATGCTGCGTTTCCTCTAAAATATTCTTGAACTGCATATGGTGTATAGTAATCTGTAGTGTAAGATCCAAACTTCGTTTCAAAGTCTGCAAAGCTTGTTACTACTGTTGGAACGAATGAAGGACCTTCTTTTGTTGGTCCTACTATAGCTGCTCCAATTTCTCCTATACCTGCAGGTAAGAAAGATAGATCCCTTTCTCTGGTAAAAACACCAGGACTGACAATTCTTTCTGCCATTAGATTTCTCCTAAGTTAAATTAAATAAAATTTTGGTTATATATAAATATAACTTAAAATTCCCAAATACAATTACTGAGGAATTTATTTTTTTACTATTTATTACTTATCTTCCTCTTCGGAAACTTCTTCTGTTGGTGTAAATACTCCTGTTTGTGGATCTAATGTGCCTGGTCCATATTTTTCATTCAATTCCGATACTAAAGACCGTTCTGAATTTTGGTTATCAATATAATCAGCTTCTAATTTAGCTTCAGCTTCTTCAAGATTAGCTTTCTGTTGATCTAATAGAATTTTTTGGACACGAATTTGACCAAATCCCATTTGAACTGATTGATATTTTTGACTAAGCTCATTTAATGATGCTATATCCTCTTCGGTGAATTTAATTTCAGCCATAATTTTAACTCCTTATGTTTATTTTAATATATATATATATCTTTTTTACAAATTTTACAACTTTATTATATATCTATTGATATAAATAGAACTTTTTTTTACTAAAGTGTATTTTTTATTTACTAATTTATATAACTAATCTATTTGTTTTGTATTACTCCACTCTACATCGATATTTTTTTTAGTTTCCCACCACTTCTGTAAGCCTTTTGATATTTTCTCTTTGTGCTGAATGGTTTTTGGCTGTTTCATCTTTTCAATCGTATTTAAGGCTAACTTTCTGTCCATTTGAGCGCATGATTTACAGACTGTATTGTTACCTACTGCTCTATCAAACGAATCTTTTCTGGTATAATAGATTAATCTATTACAATCAGGACATTTTCTATTTTTTCTATCCTTCCAATGGCGTTTTCTCATAGTAATAAATATAAGAAAATAGTAAAAGAAAAGTGGAACTATTGTTTTTTTTACGAATTAAATTTACCCATAGTAACCACTTCATCGGTATAAGCATCTAAAGAATATCCTAAAGATGAAGTATTAACATTCAAAGCAAAGATAGAGCTATTTTGTTGAATTGAAAGAGCATCCGGCTCCATCAACATTCCATTAATCCAAAAATAAAAATCGTTTAAATCGGTAGCCTTTAGTCTAAAATCATCAGATGCGGTTACGGCAGTGAAATGAACTGTATCTCCGCTTTGTATACTTCCTGTATGAACAAAATTCTTTCTTAAATGTTTATAGTTATGTATACTATCCAAATAGTTACGAGCGGTAAATTCGCTAACCAAGCTACTACTACTTTCTCCATAAGCTAGTCCCATTTCTCTAAAAGAGGATGTTACATAAGCAATTGTCTTTACCCAAGGCTTTTGAGAAAAGTCATCGATGGTATAATTATTAAAAGTAAAAGTGCTGTATTTAATATCACCTATCTGTTCTCCAGTCATAGAGAATGATCCGGATACTCCGTGAACATCATCATTGGTATCACCAAATAATGTCGATCCGCTTTTAAATATTGCTGATGAGGTTACTCCACCATGAAGCACTATAAGATTTTTAGAGGATACCTTACCACCAACGAATAAACCAGCAGTTGGTGAGGGATTATAACCCTTTATCATACTAAAATCACCTGATATAACTAAGTCATGATACATATCGCCTGATCCTGATATACCATGATAATGTAAAATTATATGTCTATCTTTTGTTCCAATAGTAACTGCTTTGCTTGAATTACCGCTGGCAGAAACTTGGTTGAATACAGGAGAAGCAGTAGGGTCTACTGCCTGTGCAATTTTAAAGTTTGTATTTGAATCGTCTGATACATCACCCATTGAAAAACTATCTGTTCGTATTCCATTGAGACTACCAGTTACCCCCAGTCCCATTTCAAAGGTTAATGGTTTTTTAAATACTATGGACATTATTAACTATTAAACTTTCCGAAAGATACTATTTCATCATCAGCCTCTAAGCTATAACCTATACTACCAGTATCTACTTGTAGATGGAGCGTAGAACCATTCTGCTTTAATGATATAGCATCGTGTTCCATATATTGACCATTAATAAAAAATATGAAATCATTTTCGGTGGTTGGTGTATAGCCAGTTGGAGCTGAAGCGGTAACAGCACTAAAGCTTGCGGTATTCACTCCTACTATACCACTAGATATCTTGTAGTAATTTTTTCTAAGATAATTAATTATAGCAACATCTCTAGTATAATTAGAGCCTGTAAATTGAGTTAAAGCATTTTCAGTTATTAGCTTATGAGGTGAAGCGCTAGATGTTATAAGTCCACCATCATTTTCTATCTTAGTAACAGTGGTTTGATTTAATGTAAATGTTGAACCTGTGACTGATAAGCTACCTGTAAATCTGTGTCTATCATCTAATGAGTCACCAAATTTTGTAGAACCGCTAGATAAAAGAAATGAAGATGAGACAATTTTTGTATGGTAGTCCGAAACCGTTAACGTTCCTGCTATAATTGCATCACCACTAATAGACATATCACCGCCAACATTCCAAGAACCGGTTACATGCATACTACCACTAATAAAGTTATGACCAAATGTAGTTGGGTTACCAAGAACTAACTGACCAACTGAAAGTTCGTTGAATGTAACATCCGATGTTGTAGATATATGCTGACCTAATGATAAGGTATTGGTAACCGGAGTAGAACCATCAAAGCCAACTGCAGAATCAGAGGTAATAGTTATGCCTTCACCACCTACAAATTTCAATGGAAAAGTTGTAGATAAAGCAAAGTTTGGATTTACTGGTGGATTTGAATCTTTTCCCTTAGCCTTCTTTAATTCATCAGGTGTGTATGTTGTATCTAAATTAAAAATTACTCTTTTAGGAGAAAATGATTTTTCGGTTGTTACTTTGTTATTAAATTCATCAGGAATCAAATAGCCGTTTAGAGTTACACTAAATGTAGTCTTAATAATTCTTTCTTGATTAATATTTATTTCACTAGCATCCGTATAATTATCTATCTGTGTTCTGAATTTAAACTTACCATCTTCTCCCCAATAAGCGCCTTCGCTATAAACTAATTTTTCTACTATAGAGTTCATTTGTTCTGTATATGATGTCCACACAACAAAGTCATAACTTAGCTTTACATAATCAGGAACTGCAACTTTGTATAATTCTTTTGATTTATTTAATCCTTGTTGAACCGAAAATTTATCGTATCTATTTACATTACTATATTTTTTCTGAAAGCTATAGAACAATTGTGGATCTTGTGGGTTGAATTTATCAACAGACATACCAGCATCTTTTTCAATAGAAGTTCTTTTGAAAGCAATAAGCGGGATAACTAATTGTTGTTTATTATCGTAGAGAAATCCATTTTTTTGAACTTGATTCCACCTTTCAGGATTAGCATACATAATTGGAACTTTTACTAATGAACCATTTTCTGAAACTCGTGGTTTGATAACATTGTTAAAATAAAACATTATGGTTGAATCAATATCCATTAATCCAATCGATATATTTTTTACCTTATCATTATTTCTAGACCTTTTTAAACCACGATTTATAGGTTTTCTTCTATTTCTTGGTAACGGTTTGTCTCGTGCCATTAAATGCTCCTAACTCTTTCTATCTGTATAGAACTCTTTCTTATTAAGAAAGTGTTTGCTATAACCGAATAGTTCTGGTCAAATTGACCACCTATTAACTGATTTTCGTTTATAGAACCAACCTCAAAATATCCATAGTTCCAATCTATTAAATCACCAATCTCTAATACCATTGAAGCTTCTATAAAAGATTGCCGTAGAAATGAAAATTTTGCTGATTGATTGTTATTAACTCCAAAATCATCTTGATTGAAGTCAAAGTCATCAGCTTCTATCAGTGCATTCATTTGAACTCCATTCTTATATAACTTCTTACCACCAGCGCTTTCACCATACATATTAGTAGCAGATTCTTGCAGCGATGGTTTATATATAACACATTCCTGGTTTATAATACCATCTTTATTATTTTGTTTATCCCCTACTAATTCTTTAGTTACTCTCGTAATTAAATCCACATCACTTTGAGGTAAAAATCTGCCAGCCATATTGTTATCCTATTTTAACCAATGAAAATTGGTATTGGAACTTTATTTAATTTCTCATTTAGAAATTCAGCTTCATCTTTGTCAGCCTCTAAAAGAGCTTTTCTACTCATTTGATCTAACATTTCTCTGAGCTGAGTTACTAATGTTTCTTTTTCAGTTTGAGCTTCTGTTCTTAGTGTATCGCCATCTAATGTTGTTTCAGCACCAGGTATTGGAAGTGAAGCATATTTACTTCTTATTGTTCCTAATAATTCTTTACAAAGAGCTAATCCATATTTCTTAATCCATTGTTTTCCAACTTCATTGATATTAGCAAATGTCATATTATTGAAAGGAGCATTTGAAAAATCTGTTATTACGCCATTCGATGTCCCCTGCAGTGTATTGTTTCTATCTTTCTTTACTATATAGTCAAAGTGAAGTGTGTAAGTGCTTGTAGGGTTAGGAAAAATCCTTAATTTATTATTTCTTAATTCAAATGAGTAAGCAGACTTTCTTATCTGGTCATTAAACTCTATAGCCTGAACCTTTAATAAATCAGCATATATAGGCATCATCATAAATGAAACACCTGGAGAATAATTTCCCCACCCGAATGAATCTAGCATATTGTAAGAACCATCGCCTGTTCCGGCATAAGGATCAAAATATCTGGTTATTGCAGGAGTGCCTTCGTAATGAATCTTTCTGATTTCTATGTCATCACCACCTTCTTTTACATCAGCATAAAGAACATCTAAATCATAAACCTGAGAACCACTTGATATTTCTATTGAGCCTGTCTTAAAGTCTACTGTCCCACCAACACCAGCTTCTGAACCATATTGTTCGGCTAGTTGTATATTTCTACCAATTGTAGGAGTTAGCTTTCTGTGTGTTAAATTTGTTTTTGTATCACCAGAACCTGTTTCTTGCCCTTGCAATGCTAACATATTATCTTTTATATTAAATTGATTTACTTGGGCTGAGTATTCTGTGATAGCTTCTTCATAACAAGCATAAAATTGTTCTTTTTGTAATTCTACTGCTACTATAGGATACCCTAACCTTTTAGCAGACCAATCAGCAAACTTATCTACGGAATGAGAGCCAGTCCCAAATTGTGCATCCGTATCATAAAATCCATATGGCGTATCGCCAGATGAAAATGAACTACTTCCTGCCCAAACTATTTCCATTATATTCTCCTAAAAAAAAGATGTATTTATTCATTAATAAATATAAGATATACAAAAAAAGGGAAGATTTCTCTTCCCTTTTTAAGTTATTTAATTAATTAAAAAATTAATTAAACTTGGTCGATATCAGTAACGATAACTTTTCCGTAGAATTCGTTACGAACCATCTTCTTAGCATAACGAGTCATAACACCTTTACGTGGAGTAAAGTTCTTAGGATCGTATACTAATGGAGTCATAATCATCGGAACATATGGAGCATAGACAGCACCAGTTTCTAAGAAATTACTTCCTCTGAAACCCATAAGGATACTATTGTCCAACATGTAAGGATTCTTATAAACAGTGAAACGATTATTAATCGAACCAACTGCTTCGACACCCATTGAATAGGTTTTTCCTGCGCCATCAGCACTAGCAACATATCCACTTACTGATTCTAAAATTGTTGCAACTTCCGGAGAAACCACAGCAAAGTTAGCACCACCACGTAGTGTTTTCTGATGTATAGCGTTAGAAACAGACTGCATCTTAATACCTAATGTCTGAAACCATTGAGATTTCGTATAAGCATTAGAAGCACCACTAATCTGTGAAAAAGCACCTGCGCCTGTTCCAGAACCATCATACTCATAGCCAACTTTAGCTGACCAGTATTGTGTTTTAGCATCAGCGTTTAGCTTTAACATATCTAGGATTTCTAAATCGATTTCCATAGCGATATATTCACTAAGCATAGCAGTTAATTCAGCTTCAGCATCAACAGAATGATAAGCGTTAAGATCTTGAGCAAGCTCAGGAGTCCAAACAGCTTTCAACTTACGAGTTTTAGCAACGATAGCTTCACTCTTTAGTTGAATATCAATTTCTGGAATGTTGATATCAGTTTCAGGATTAGCAGCTGAGGCAGCTGAAGAAGCTTCAAAATCACCACGATCTGTAGCAACTGGCTGCTGATGATAATTAACAGAAGCAGTAGCTGCTGTATTTGTGATAACTGCAGGAGCAACTTCGCCTGTTAATACAAAGAAACTAACATCACCATTAGAAGCAACAGTTGTGTATGCAGGATAAACAGCATCTATGAAAGAACCGCTGATTTCAAAGGCTTTAACACCTTCTTTATCATGACGAGTAAAAGCGTCATTATCAATAGTTATCTTTCTAATAAGACCACCGTGAACTGAAGCACTTAAATCTGGCTCAAATTCTACATCTTTCCAAGTAGCTGTAGCAGCAGTAAATTGTCCTGAAGCAACAGAACCTGATAACTGTATAGCAGTTACTTTGTCGTTAATTGAATATCCAGATTTACCTGAACCATATAAACCACCACTAGCATCAGCATTAGAAGCAGATGTGTTACCAAACACGTCTGTATTCTGTGCGATATTAGCTTGATTCGCTGTTCCATACTTAAAATCTAGAAAGAAAATTAGACCTGAAGGTAGATTCATTGGCTGAACACTAACAAACTCTTGTGCTGATAATTCACCAAAGATTCTACGAACCAATGGTAAAGCAACACCAGACCATTCTTCTTTAGATCCACCAGTGCCTGTCGCTGAAGCTTCTTTAATAAGCTGCGTTGCCTGGTTTTCTAAAAGAACAGCCATTCCTGTTTTCTTAGTGGAGTCCTCAATACCATCTAACAATCCGGTTGGCTCCCATTTGCCGACTAATTTACGAGTCTGCTTTAGAAGCTCTTGATGTGGGTTATGTCCGCCCATTACATCATTTACATCGTTAAAGTTTGACATTATATGTCTCCCAATTAAATAAGGTTAGCTAATTTCTTAAACCTATCTCTCAACTCTGTGCTTTCAGAAATTACTTTCTTTTCAGACTTTGTTGAAGCGACTGGCTTAGAAGCAGCTCCCTTAGATTCATTAATATTGTTTCTGACAGTTACGAAAGATTCGCCAAGTGTAGAATACACTAACTTGACTTCTCTTAGGCTTCCTGCCCTGTCGAATTGCTCAACGACTTTCATCTTCTGTTCATTGTTCAAACCATACTTTCTGAATAGTTTGTTTGTGAATAAAAGTTTAGCATTTAGCAAATTAACTTCATTAAGCTTTCCACGAAGTGTTTCGATTACGGAACGATGTTCAGCAAGATCAGATTTTAGTTCGGAAACTTCATTCTTTTCTTCTTCTTCATCTTCTTCCTCAGAAAGAGCTTTAAGAACTTCATCGAGATCGATATCTTCATCCATCTCATCTTCATCCTTTTCTTCTCCCTCTTTGAGTTTAGCACCCTGAGGATCTTCTTCATCAGAAGAAGAAGCAAGCTTTACGCCAGTTCCTTTTCCAATTCCTGAAGATGTAGATTGTTCTTCAACTTCTTCCTTATCATCATCTTCTTCGCCGTCTTCAAGCTCAGACTCTAACTCTTTAATTACAGATTCTAAATCAAGATCTTCTTCCATATCTTCATCATCATCTTTAGCGATTTCATCCATCTCATCATCTTCTTCTTCTTCAGAAACGACAGGCGCATACTTCACACCATCGATTTCAATGATACCTTCTTCTTCCATTTCAGGTTCGCTCATTGGCTCTTCTGAAGCTTCATCTGACGGATCTTCATCTTCATCATTCATAGCTCTTTCTTCCATCTCGTCATCATCACCTCTTTCTTCTAAATCGTCATCTTCATCTTCGATTTCGTTTTGGATTTTTTGTGAGAGCATATTCTGTAATCTTGGAGTAAAAGCCTCTTCTAAAGCCATTTTTGCATTTTCTAAAGCAGTCTCACGGACAGCTTTTGCGTCAGCAATTGCTTCTTTTAAGAGATCATCCATTATTATTCTCCTATTTAGGATTTAGTATAGTTATTGGGAACTATAATAGAATTATTATATTTCGATTACACCGTATGCAATAGGAACGGTGTGTTTAGTTTTGATATATATAAATATAACGAATTAAAATTTTCTTCCTCTTTTTCGACTATCTTCTTCCATTAGTTTTATTTTCTTCCAATGGTTACGAGCTTTTGCTTTGTTCTTAATCTCTTTTTTAATAGCAGATGGTTTTTTGTAAAACTCTCTTTCTCTCAGCTCATACATCATATTTGAGTCTTTTACTTTTCTTTTAAATATGCTGATAGCTTTCTCAACATTATTATTCTTTACTACAACTTTTATTGACATATTTACCTCTTATTTTAACATATTTCTTAAATTGTGAGCACCAAATTTACGCTATTATAGTATGATACAACTTACCCCCTAAAGCTATTTCAGCACCAAATTTACGATTCCAAATAGTTCTGTAAGCATCTTTCATTCTTTTTATTGCAGCCTTTGATGGTTTAGAAACAACAGCATCTGCTATTTTTTGAAATTTTTTAAGTTCCGATTGGAATGTTTTAATTTTAGCATCTGCGCCCTTAGCCTTTGGGTGTGGTTTATATTTATGTGTTATACCTACTTTAATAGAATTTTTAAGTGGCTTTTCAAAAGCCCTCACTATCTCTTTAGGGTCTTTACCATCTTGAATCACTAACTCATATATATGATCAACATTATTATGGATTGCCTGAGCAATTCTCACACCACCCTCATCTTTTGCTTCCCTGTAACCCTCATTTATTAAGTCTTTTAATTTTAAAATACCATACTCCTTTACTTCGTTTTTCGCCTTGTAATTTCTATCAACATAGTTAAAGAAATCATCTTTATCTTCTGGTTTTAAATCTTTTGGAGAATTTATACCGAACTTCTTCATAGCTTTATTGAAGAAAGCTTTATAACCATCATCTTCTCTGAACATCATATCTTTACTTTCATTAGCTTCACTATCCTCATCGTCATGACCAGGAACATGCTTTTCACCAATTGTGTAATATCTACTTAAAATATTCCCCATATCTTCATATAAACCGCTCATTCTTTCCTGTAAGGAATTAGCTTCTTTAGCAACTTTACCAAATTGTCCTGAAAGACCTTTTAATTCTTTCATATTACGACTAATTGTAACTTTGTCGAACATATCATCGGCTTCAGATAAAGTGTGCTGTGCAGCACCTTCAGCAATCGATGATAGTGATTCTGCGACTTCCTTCAAACTACCTTTACCATAAATATTTTCACCTAAAGAACTGAAATTATTAATCTTACTAACCAATTCTTTAACATCAATTTGTGGTGTATCATCATCTTCCTTTAACCAAGGATTATGAGATACCATTCCGCCAGCAGCAGATACTTCTTTTAATAAATCTTTTAATTTAATCTTTGCCATAATATTATTCTCCTTAGATATAAATATCTACTTTCCTAATTTTATTTCTGAAATTTATCTTCTAAACCATCTTTACCATCTAAGTAATTATATACACTCTGTAGATAGTCCATAGATTTAGTTAGTTTAGATTGAACCCAAGCCGGTATTTCTACCTCACCATCTTTACCTACATTATCAATTATTTTGTAAATCATCTTAGAATATTTCATAGAACGTTCTAATTGAGCCTTAGCCATCTTACCTTCGTGATCATCAGTTTCATTTATAGATTCTACTTTGAACGGTGGTCTATCTTTATCCGTATAGACTTTACCTAATTCTAAATCTTCTAATATATCTTTTATCTTAATCATTTATTTCTTTATAACTTTGAAAGCAATATTCTGCATTTTCAGTATTGGTAGTTTAGAAAATTTCTTTTTATTTGATGCATTGATAGCGTCATATACTTGAGTTATAGCAGATGCTGTATAACTATCCATTTTCATTTTTTTACCAGAAACAGGATCTTTTACATTAGAGTATCCTTTCTTTAGAACACCTCTTATTTGAGCTATCACATCCGGATCTTTAGCTTCATTTACAGATTCACCAGCATACTGCCTTTTATAAAAATCTGCATCTGCTTTAGATTGTTTCTTTGGTTCTTCTTTTTTCTTCTTAGAAAACTTATCCTTTAATCTTTGAAATATACTCTTAGCTTTCTTATGATTTGGATTATCTTTATTCTTTAAAGCACTAGCTGCAGATACATCCTTACCTGTTTTAGGATTTTTCATTTTAATTTTTGTCATCGCTGTCGCAGCTGCCATAGCTGCTGGATTTTCGTTTAACTTACCTTCTTTCTTTAAACGACTCTTTTCAGCCCTTCCTCTGTTCTTAGACTCTGATTCAAATCCCACAATTTTTCCTCCTTTGTGTGATGCGTCTTTTCCATCACCATTTCCATAAGTTCCCTTTTGACGGTTATACTTATTTAATTCTGCTCTATACTTTTTAGACTTAGTAGATGATTGAAATTTTTTATACTCTGCTTTATAGTCTCTTTTAACAGCCTCACCTAAACTAGAAAGTCCTACAAGTGCTATAGCTTTACTTCTCGGAGTTGAATTCCTGTATGTTTTATTTACATACTTTAAATTCTTTTTAATCATAGCTGCAGCATCCTTTCCGCTATTTCCATATTTGAGAAGAAGTTGATATATCTTCTTCAATTCAGAATTTACTTTTTCACTTACTTTTTTTGGTAAATCATCGTGTTTTGTTTTAGCATACTTTTTAACACTACTCTTCTTCATAGACTTAGCAGCCTTCTGAGCTGCTTTTGAAAATTTGCCAGCAGGTGCTTCTCCCTTTTGTATAGCCCTAACAATACCCATAAACTTTTGTTGTTGTTTGGACTTAGATGGCATTTAGCCTCTCATTATATCGTTAATTACTGCTTCAACCTTACCATACTTAGTATCACGAACAGCAGAATGACTTATATTCTCATTTACTCCACCGGTTGGATACATAAAAGCACCATGCGTAGATGGATTTGATACGAAGTCAAATGCAATTAGTTCAAAATCATCTTGCACTTCTTGAGCTCCACTTTCATTTACAGATTCAACAGAACCCATACCACGAGAACTAATACCCAATCTAATACCCGATTTAAATAATTCTTTTAGGATGTTACCGCTTGGAGTTGGAAGAACTTCTACTGTTCCAATCAAATCGTCACCATTCCAATTCATCTCTGTAATATTATGCGATACGTTGGATAGGTTTACAACAGAAGATTCAGGATGGTCTAACTCACCCATAGCCCTTTTCTGTCCAATGAAGTTTTCAAAATACTTCTTAGCTTCACGCATTAGTATTTCTCTTGGATAAACCCTTCCATTTTGATTTTTGGTGTCTGCTCTTTGTAGAACACCCTTAACAACTAACTTTCCGTTGTTTTCTTTCATAGCCTCAGTTATCTGATCGGCCTGTATATCAAATGGTAGATAATCTACTATTAGTTGTTTCATTTTCTACTCCTAAATATTCTATCATAATTTTCTTTTAGAATGTGTTTCTTTGATTCCTTTATTGGTTTATATTTTACACCATTAATAACTTTGGTTTCATTCTTATCTGAACCACCAGCCAGCTTTTCTCTTTTTGCCTTTAGTTTTTCTAAGTCTTGGAATAACTCACCGGCCAACTCTTGCTGTCGAGGATCACCATAATTTGAACCGGCCATATTCATTGCTACTTCTGTAGATTTTATGTCTTTATCTAATTTTTCTAATTCACTTTCTGGTTTATCCTCTTTACCTTTCAAAAGAGATTCTATATCGCCTTTTAAATCAAATACAGTTTTATCACCTTCACCATTCATAGCTTTTTTTATTTGTTCATCATCAAGCACTTTTTTGAGTGCTTCATCTCCTTCCTCTTTACTGTCGAAATAAATTGGAGCATTTCCTGCGCCTAATTCTATAGCATATTGAGCACCATCAGTCATATTTCCATCATTATCATAATTTGGAGCTGCATGAAATCCTACATAGTTATCGGGATCGTCATCTTTACCAATCAAATTATGAATCTCTCCACCGTGGTTTGCCTCTTCTGAACCAACTGTTAGTCCTCTATCCTTTGCAATGCTATTCAACTCATTTTCAATTTTTTCATTTTCTTTTTCTGATGCATTTTTTTCGTCATCTTCATCATCAGCATCAAATCTCGCATCTCTATCCATATCGTCAGCATCATCATCACCGTCTCTATCGAAATCACCACCACCTAATTTACCACCAGAATCCTTTTCACTATCATCACCACCATCGCCCTGCATCTTATCATATGATATCTTAGCTGGATGATCTTTAGGCATAGTTTTAGCAGAACCGGCTTTCATTTCACCAGGCTCACCATCTTTGGTTTTATATTTAATGATTTTTTCATCATCTACATCAGCTTCATTGATAAACTCCATCATCATTCTTTTGTAGGATTTTAGTATTTTCATTAGTCTTTCTCCATCATAATTTCGGTTCTGAGACTTTCCAATTGTTCTATCCATTGGCCAAGTCTCCTTATCATGTAATTCTTATCCACTTCTTTTTTCTGTATCTCTATCTGCCATCGTTTTAACAATGTAGAAATACTAAAAAGTGTGTCCATATAGGACTTCTTTTTATCTTCAAAAGGCATAGTGACCTCTGTTACTGTAAATGACCTACTTTATTCGCTAGTTTAACTAACCTCTCACTTATTTTATTTAAAGCCTTGTGTGTATTTTTCCAATATGACTGTGAATTAACTTTTAATTCATTTTTTAACTTAACGTTCATCTTAACAAGTCCTTCTAAATGCTGTAAACCATCACGCACCTCTCTCATTGAACGACCAATTTTTTGATTT